AGACTCCGTGTAAAACAGACCACCCATAGGAGTCGCGGCGGTCGCGATCCTTGGGGTGGATAGGTACATAGTAAATAGGGATAGCTTTTTGGCGGGCCGCGGGAAAAGGATCATATTGACGATGGTAATACGCGGGGTCATGCACCCACTCTCCGACTACCTTTCGCACCACTGGGGCTAGGTCGTCATTAGCTACAATCCAAATGGTTTGGCAGCCCACGATAGCGCACTCAAAGACTGCCTTTTGGATGGCCGTAAAGCCTGCGTCAAGAGGCAGCAAACACTCTGGTGTTTGGAGGTTATAATCAGTCTTGAGATTGGCTAGCGGTATGACGCCGGCCAAGTGGGTGTGAATACCATTCATATGTGTTCTAAAATCTTTTGATACTGTTGGCTGCTTTCTGCGAGAGTTTTAAGAAGATCTGCTTGGCTCTCCGTGGCCACCTCCACCTTCTCGGCGGGTGAGAGTGAACCAGATGGTTGCGGGTGTCTCTCGCGACCAATGATAGTCGTTCTAAATTTGTAGTACTTCGGTGTGCCCGTGGGTGAATAGCCATTAAACATTCCTCGCATGCCGCGCTCTTCCATCTCGTGAATCATCTTAAACCGAGCCATGGTCTGTGAGTAATCAAACTCGTCCATGGTGGAGTCGGTTAAGTGAGAAACTATACAAGCATCCTTGACATGAGTATTGCCATCAATGCGATCTGAAGGGTAAAACCAGATTTGCTTGACAAAATCATCTGAGGTTTCGATGAGATCGATTTCATGCTTGCCGCCACGATTAAACGCTATCCAATCATAACATATATAAGACGTCTCTGCAACCTTTTTTTCTACTAGTCCCGTACAATTATCATCCCCAAAATAATAAGCTTTATCGAATTGAATCTCGGCTATCTTGGCATACTCATTAGAACATATCAATGTCTTTCCATTATATCTTAAGCTGTCACACAGAAGACTCAAGGGTGCTTGACCAGTGAGAGACAGAACAAACAAGAGCCGGTCCCAGAGTTCTTTCTCGGGGGTCCCTACCTTAATGTTTCCGCTATGTGTATGCAGCAATCGAGCTTCATTAGAAAGTCCTATACATTCTAGTTGTGTGTCTATGGGCAAGTAATCAAAACGAAAAGGCCGGCGAGGATGACTAAAAAAAATAGGCAACTTGTTATTAAACGCATACAATAGTGCGGCTAAATTACTACCAATTACAATGGCGTCATGCTTATAAATTATCGTCGCAGACTTCGCTAGCCGAATGGTATCCCGACTCTTCTTCACTCTCCACCTCTTCGAGCAGAACTTTAAGGTCTAGCCCGGCACAATCTTTTTTAGTTTTACTTACATGATAGTGGCTGATAAAGCCGGTGAAATCTCCGTACTTTACATGCTGTGCGTAGCTTCCATCGGTGTTCCCAAACTGGGTGAGCGGGGCAGCATACGGAATATCTAATCCTTTGTGGATCGCTTTCCATAATTGTTTGAGAGCCCGAATCTGTACAGGATAAAACCCTAAGAACGGTTCGAGCGCTCTGCTCTGACAGCGAACACCTTCTAAAATAGGTCTTTCTCCATGTCCGTTTCTTACATACCAATCTTGATACTTAGGATAATAAGCATTTGAAATTTCTACACCTACCGAGGCTCTGTTAGCTCGTTCGCTTCCGGCATGCCAGCAGCCCTGTTGCATATCAATCGTTTGATAGATGGTCCCATCATTATCAATCAAAAAATGCACCGAGATCCCTCTATTGTTTAAAACTTTCTGGCAGGCGTGAGAATTCAAACATACATCCCAATGATTTACAAAGTAACGAATGCTGCGGGGGGCTCGGCCGGTATAATCATAATGGGTCCCGGTGTTCGCCTTAAGTCCTCCCTGTTCGGACCACAACACTACCTTGTCCCACTCAATAGGAATGAAATTGCCATTATATACAATGTAGTTAGAGTAGGTGGGCGTATCAGGTTTAAATTCATCAATGTCGGCTTGGCGTTCGGTCCACACGCGACGAAAGGTCATCGGACCCACGAGCCCATCGGGTGTCAGTTCTCGGTCGCGTTGCCACTTCTTGACGGCTCGCACTAACTTGTCATCAAAATATTTTTCGCCAAACCATGACGGATCCCACCCTAGATTAGCGGCCGAGGATTCATTATAAAAGTTCTTATCAATTGACATATCATGGTTTTTCCTATTAATCAGTTACAATCGCTATGATATAATTATCTTGTATCATAGTTAATTGCCGATTATGGATCATAATTTCTTCTGCCATGGATTTGTCTATTACTACTTCTATGTCGGCACTCAGACTATCAGCAAAGCGAACATCGTCTGCCCAGGCATTAACCTTAGCAACCACATAGCGCTCTTCAGTAGGTTTAAAATCGGACGGTAATAGGATTGTACTCTCGTCGTTCTCGCCTCTGGCTGTTGGTAATTCAATATGGATATATCTATTAACTGGTTTACAATACACAACCATCTCCATCGCAATATTTCGTTCCATTGCCCCCGTTGGTATCCATTCGTTGGATAGGGGTAATCTTTTTATTCATTTCTTCAAACTCTTTCTTAGTAATGGGTTCATAAGGTGCTTGCTTATAACCTGTTTGCTCATATCGCAAAAAGGATACTGCTTTAAGGCGCGTTTCATACATTTCTAATGCATCTTTAAGTTGGGGTGCTTCAGCGTCCGTGAAGGTAACAGTGACAGACACAGAGTTATCGGCCCAATAGTATTGATACTGGGCTGCTATCTCTAATTGTTCCCACATGCTAACGTCTTTCTTACCTTTGATAAAATAAGGTTCGTGCACTGGAAAGTCTACCACCATGGTGTTAGGCGAGTAGCTATCTTTCTCTATATTATAACCTGCTTTTTCTAATCTCGCAAGTACTTCTGAATCTGTGGAGAACCGGACCCGGCGAATGTAATATTCGCTTTCAGGAAAATGAATGCCTGGAGTAGATCCGTTTAACAGAGAGACAGTACCGGAAGGCTTGATAGAGGTGGTGCGCACCGACTTAGGGATACACAACCAATTGGAATACTCTTCGTCTAACTCGTTGACATACTTATAGGCATCGTCACACCAGCCATACATCTGGCGGCGGCCATGCTTAGTAAATGCCTGGACCACTCCCGATTGAGAGAGTCCGATGCGTCGGTTCTTGAGCATCTTAGCATTTGTCTCGGGCCAATGTGTATTAGAGAGAGTGATAGTCTTACCGTATAGATAAGCAATCTTTAAAGTGCGCAAATAATCCTCTAGATTATCGTGCTTAGCTGGAAAAGTTTCCACTAGGCAACAAAGTTCTGCGTCTTCTAGTTGTTGTTCAACACAGGGATTAAATCCAGCTACATTAATATCGTCTAAGCGCTCTCCGTCTCTAAAGCGGCCGCGGGTGCGCGCGTTATCGAGCCAAATATATCCTGGCTCCCCATTGACTTGGCTTTGTTGTGCGTGCCATGTATAATCCATTCCCACCTTTGCATTAAAGGAATTGTTAGAGCCCCATCGATGATGGTAAAGCTTTTCTTGATCGTTCTTCATTTCTAAATATAAACGATCATCATGGGAGCCCATAGCCAACGCTGCCGACCGGCGCACATTGCCGGCCACCACGCAGCGTCCAATCAAATTTTCGGTATCTACAATATCGACGGAGCTAATAGGGTCACCAATCTTGGTGCTATACATCTCGGTAAGATTATTATGTAGCTCTTTAAGGGGCTTATAGCCACTAGAGGTTCCTCCGAATCCATGGATGGGGGCGCCCTCTGGACGGATGGCTGAGTAGTCAAATTTGGGGATGCGGTGTCCAAAGAAGAAGCCATCGAGTAACGTGTGAACTGAATTGACCCACCCTTCTCGGGAGTCATCGATAATATGGATGTCTTGAGTATACTCGGGCTCTTTAATAGTGAGAGTGCCTTCGCCTTCGGTATCAAACCCGACACCAATCCCCAACATTAAAGCGTCCATTATCCACGCAAAGAGATAGCCTCCCTTAGCAGACAGATCACGCGTAGATCTAAATGCACAATTGAATAAGCCAGCAGCAGTCTTTTCTTCTACAAACTTAGTACCCATCATCCACAGACCGCGGCCAGGAGGTGTCCACTTTAATTCAAACAAGCGATCATAAGCTTCCTTGGCAGTGCGTTGGGCCTTGTTGTCGTTCCATTCTAATCCTAAGACGAATACATGTTGCTTCTGCATGTCAAACATGCCTTCGATAACGCGACGACAAGTTTGCCACCATTCTTCCGACCCCTTTGTGCCGGGTTCAAACTCGCTTAACCGTCTAGAATATGTACGTTTATAGGTAACATATCCCAATGGTCCCCATGGAACCTCTTTGGTTTTGTAGGGTTCAATAAAAGTATCGGATAGTCTGAATCGACGGATGTTGGCGGCTGTTCTCATGGGAGTTATTTCCTTTTTAGTTTAGTATATTTGTCTCGCAACAATTGTTGTTGTTCTCTTACTCCGAGCGCTACGGGAGCGGTAACAACACCATTAGGGGTAGTGGGGGCGATGGCTTTCGGAAGAATGGAGATCTTAACATGGGACGTGTCCATAAAGATCGGGTATATCATCCCATCCGGGCCGTTTCTATTCTTGGCAATAAATATTTTACCTTGATTGTTTTGTTTGTCTTCGATAGTGCGAGAGATCGAAAAGATAAAATCAGAAACGAAACACTTGTTAAAGGCTTCGGAAATCTGCTCCATCGTAATGACTTCTGCATTAAGTCCTGACCGATTCGTCTGCGAGGCGGTCCAAATAGGACACTTAAATTCACTAGCGATAGCACGCAGTTCCTCATAAATAGACTCAAGTTCGTTTCTCTTCTCTTTCCGTACAATAACTGGCTTCAATAAATCTGCATAATCTACAATGATAAGTCCTGGCTTAATGTCTCTTTTGATTAACCGGGATAAGTGTGCTCGTAAAGTATTAGTAGTGGCCGATTTAGTAGGATACTCCTTTACAATCAACGCACCATCAAGATTTTTAATCTCTTCGTAGATCTCTTCTTTAAAGTTGCGGATATCAGAGAGGGGGTAGCCGGTAATACAACTGTCATAACGTGTACCAATAATAGTATCTTGAAGTTCTAAAGTATAATGAACCACCGTTTTTCCTTCTTTGATCGCCTGGGCGCCCAGGTGTACAAGCGCCATAGATTTTCCAGCGCCTGTGGGAGCGATGACTACTCCGAGTTCACTCTTGCCTAGTCCGCCTCCTGTTATGCCGTCGATCTCTTTCCATCCGGTAGTGACAGGGGCGCGGTGTTTGATCTTGAAGCGCTCTTCAAAGTCAGCGAGATAATCATAACCAAAATTATTTTCAGATCCTAACTTAAGTGCATCATTAATAACTGTGGAGATCTCATCAAACGAACAGTTCTGGAGGAGCCCTACAGATTTCATCATTGCTTCTTTAAGATTTTGTTTACGACAAAAATCTAAGGAAGTCTCTTTAATATATTCTATATCAGTTAGTTCACGCGTATGAATACGAGCGAAATAATCGCGGACCTGATTCTGTGTTACTTCCTCTTCTTGATCCATCTCAGTGCGGAGGATTGTAATCATTGTATCCAAGGAAGGATGGGTGCTATAACGGGTTCGATAGTCAAGAATTTTATTTACAAAAACTCGTAAATATTCGAGTTCTAAAAATTGGATATCTAATACTTCTGTAATCTGATCGGCAAACGGCCGGTCTTCAAAAATAAGTTGTACTAATCCCTCTTGGAAGGACTTTCCGTACCTTCCAAAATTCACATTTTCAGTGAGCATCTATTCCCTCTCGATAGTGTATTATATATATAACAGATTGGCAGCTAAAGTCAAATCAATTTTAAAATATTTCTTTTTAATTGTCAAGACACTCTCTACTAATTTTGTTTAAGTTTTCTTTGAGAACTTCCCAATTTAATTCACCAAATCCATCATCACGCATCATGCCAATAATTTCAGTTTTATTAAATTCACATTCAAAGTTCTCAATCGATTCTTTGACGTGTGTTTTTGACTGAACAGACATTTGCGGAGCATACAGTTGCATCATCTTGTAGTTGTGTTCAATGAGGCTTCTGTTCTCGGCGATGTTGGTGAAAAATTTAAGTTTGCTTTTTGTATTCTCACAAAATTCTATTACTTCATCAATAGTATAAGGTTTGCTGTCGCTCAAAAAGTTTAATCTTTTTCCCACCGTTGCAAACCCCGCACCTTTGATCCCGGGAAGGTTGTCGGAGGTGTCCCCTACGATGGACCGCGCAAGGGCCATGTTGGTAGGGTGTACTCCGGTTTGTTCAATAATTCTTTCTCTATTTAAAATTTCGTTTTTGGTGGGGCGCCACAAGATCGTTTCATCATCACAGACTTGCATGAAGTCTCGGTCATTAGAAATAATAATCTTCTGCCAGCCATCATAGCGAGAAAGCTGGGTGATGTATGCGATAACATCATCGGCCTCAATCTCGGGTAACATAAACTGAATGATGGGCATGTTGTTAAAGTATTCAATGACGCGACTTTGTTGCCACATCTTGTTCTGCAATTCTTCATCATCAGTAAGATTATGAAACGCCCGGTTCAAACGGATAGGCTTCCTTCCTTCTTTATAATTCTTATCGATGCTCTTGCGCTTACGCGATCCATTAGGTCCGTCCCACACCACGATAATCTGATCTGGTTTGGTCTCGCGGACATGTCTCTGCAGGATCTTGATGAATCCTTTAATGCCCCCGATAGGATCTCCGTTAGTGGAGATACTTGGATCCACAATATACGCCCTAAGATACGCATTCAACGCATCAAATATCAATACTCTCTTCATAGCAAAAGCCCCGCCTGTTATATATAATATAGCATGCGGGGCTCTAGTTGTCAAGTCAAAAATGATAGATTTTATTTAGCAAATTTTAGGAAGATCTCTCCGTAACGCCTTCGTGCTTCGGCTGTGCTGGTGGGCGATGTTCTTACTCTGAAAATCATTTCTCTGTTTTCGTCCAATGCTGTGAACCGGTGTCTTGGGCCGCGCGCCATCTGTGTGTAAAACTCTTGCTTGAGATCGTTAATGGTAAACTTTTCGAATGACATATCAATGGCGCCGGCCGGCGTGATCCAATAGGCACCCTCGTCTTCATCATTGGGAGGCTTATAGAAAAAACTATCTTGACCATAATTATCAGCTAATTCCATTCCATATTGTTTTAATTCTTCATGGTCTCGGCCTTTTTCGGGGCGCGCCATGACAATGATGGAATTCTCGGGACGGTCAGTGTCAACTTTAACTATCTCGCCTTGCTCATCTCGGACAGGCTTTTTGGTTTCTGGATCAATCAGATCTTCTTTATAGCCGCCGAGAGTGGGGAGATAGCCATAGCCAGCAGAACGGATGTCCGACTGAAGTTGCTTCATATTTGCAGCATTAACTTCATCTTGGGCGGCGGCTTCTTCTTCCGAACAATCCTGTCCTTTCTCTGCCTCGCAACTACGATCACTGGTTATAACAATATAACCCTTCTCGCCATAATCAGTTACTATCCTGCTAAACGCAGTTTCACTAAGTACGCGATACTTCCACCTGTTATCTCTAAGGTAGTTATTCCAATTTTCTAATAGTTGTTTCATCTGCACATCTTAAATAGTTTATAGTTCTATCTTTGGCTTTTTTAACGATATCTGCGTGCTGGTGGGGTTGGTCGGCCGCGGCCTTTGACATGGCGCACGTAAGTGTGCGGGTTGCGATTAAGCATGTGACGGGGAACAGTACGCAGATCCCAATACCCATGCACCCAGCCGTACCGGGATTGATGTCCTGATACCCACACCCAAGCTTTAACCTTGACAGGTTGCGGATTGTGTACACGCGGCGGCGGTGCCGGTCGGTGC